GGCCCGCCTCGAGCGGACCACCGAGCAGAAGAAGGACTGACCCGCCATGGCCACCCCGCTGCCCGATGAGCGCCCCACGCTGACGCTCGTTCCGCCGCCCGCCGCGACGCCCGTCTTCAAGGATGAAGCGGCCGGCCGGAAGCCTGTCGACTCGGTGCGCAAGGTTGCCGAGCGCACCAACCGCGTCGCCTCCGCGGTCCTGCTGCCGCACACCCTCCGCGGCTACCGCCAGCTCGGCCGGCGCTGGGTCGAGCGCTTCCACGACGACTACCCGCAGATGATCGCCTCTGCCGACCGGGCCATCCGTGACGCTGCCGGCGACGTCGCCACCGAGGCCCGCATGCAGGAACGGCGCGCCGAACTCCGCGCCGAGTACCGCAGGCACCGGCTCACCTACACCGGCAAGTCCGCAGGTGTCGCCGCAGCCGTCACCGGAGGCGGCATGTTCGGCCTCGCAACTGGCAGCCTGTGGCTCGACCTCTTCGCCGGCCTCGGCGCCTGGGGCATCGGGGCCTACCACGGCCGCGACCGCAGCCGGCCCGACGTCGAGAGCGTGCTCGGTCTGCCCGCCGACGACACGGTCCGCGGCCACGGCTCGATCACGCTCGACGACCTGCCCGAAGGCGCGAAGCCGTTCCCGATCCGGCGGGCGGAGACGCCGCAGCAGGCCGCGATCTGCGTGCTCCTCGCGATGGTCGCCGAGGGCGTGCCCGTGGTCGAGGTGTGGGACATGGAGCGGCAGCCGTGGGGCTGGCAGTGCAAGGTCCGGGTCGGCGAAGGCACCCCCGAGGCGATCATCGCCAAGGCCGGCGGCCTGGAGACCCGCTTCGACCTGCCGACCAACGGTGTCCGCCCGCAGCCGATGGTCGAACGCCGGGCGTGCGCCATCCTCCGCCTCGTCGCAGGCGATCCGTTCGCCACCGCCCCGGGCATGCCCTACCGGGCGCCGCGGTCCATCAGCATCACGGACAAGTCCCGGCTCGGCACCTCCGTCGGCGGGAACCCGCTGGAGCTGTCCCTGGCCGGCGTCATGGGCCTGGTCGTCGCCGCGTCCGGCGGCGGCAAGACCGGCATGCTGCAGGCCCTCGGCGAGATCACCACCGCCTGCCGTGACAACCTGACCATCGACCTTGACCCGCACGGTGACGGCCTGGAAGACCTCGGCGACGCCGTCCGCATCACTGCCCGCAGCCACCAGCAGATCGAGACCGTCCTGCTGTTCCTGCTGATGCTGTCCAAGGGGCGGGCCCGGCTGCGGGCCAAGCTCGGCATGGGCAAGAAGTGGAAGATCAGCGCGGAGCACCCGCACATCACGGTGATCTTCGATGAGTTCCCGAAGGGCTCCGAGCTGGCCAAGCGGCTCGCCTTCGAGCTTCTCCTCGTCGGCCGCAAGGAGGCCGTCACCCTGATCATCGCCTCCCAGGGCGGCACCAAGCTGTATCTCGGCGAGAACATCGCCCAGATGATCGCGCTGAAGGCGGTCGGCCCGTGCAAGGTCGGCGACACCCGCGCAGTGTTCGGTGATGGTGCCGTGGCCGAGGGCTGGCTGCCGCACAAGCTGTCCCCGGCCACCGACACCGACCCGAAGGACGCCGGCCACATCTTCGTCCAGGGCGTGCCCGGCATGCCCGACGAGCCGATCGAGTACGCCATCCATGAGGCGCCGTCGGAGACGCTGCGGAAGCTCGCCGCGGAGCGGAAGGCGGCTGGCCTGGTGGAGCCCGACCAGGACTCGCTGCGGGCGATGGCCGAGGTGGACCTGCCCGACATCGGGATGCCGCTGCCGGAGCTTCTGGCCTGGGAGCAGCTGCTGCGCCTGTGCGGGGCCGAGCCGCCGGAGGGTGCGGTCGCCGAAGGCTCGGCTCGGGTCATCGTCGAGGACGCGGTCACCGTGATGGAGCAGCGGGGTGTCGACCGGATGAAGACCGAGGTGCTCCTGCTGGCGCTCCGCGACTACGACGACACCTACACGATGTGGACCGTCGATGAGCTGAAGGGCCGTCTGAAGGCGGCGGGCGCCGGGTCGCCGGAGACGCTCGGCCGGATCGGTGACGAGCAGAACCCGCGGGGCTACAAGCTCGCGAAGCTCACCAACCTGCTGTGACCGTTACGCGAAGTATGCACCCCTGATCAGGGCCTGCTCAGCCCTGATCAGACGACAAACTCGCAGGTCACAGCCGCTCACGGTGCTGCTCACGACCTGCTCACCCACTGCTCTGAGCAGCCCCTGATCAGAGCCCTGCGCAGCCCTGACCTGCACATTCACCCGCTGAGTAGCCCTGAGCAGCGGGCACAAACCACCACACACCAGACAGGAGACTGATCATGGCCGGACGTACCTGGGAGCCCACCCGAAAGGGCGCCAAGGATCTCAACCGCTGGCTCAGCAAGGGCAAGACCGTCTACACCCTCCGCAACATCGCCGACGCCTACCAGAGCTACGAGGACGCGCAGCTCTACGCCGCGCACACCTTCGACCGGCAGTCCTGGATCACCGGCGAGTGGATGACCGGCCACCTCTCCGCCTCCGGGCTCCTCGCCCAGGAAGGCACCGTCTACGAGAACCCGCCGGCCGGCGTCCGCAACATCGCCACCCCCGGCCGCCAGTACGCCGCCCCCACCTCCCAGCAGGCCCTCGACCGACTCCGCGACGAAGCCCGCACCAAGGCCGGCAGCCGCCGGTAGACCACCCCAACCAGAAGGAGATCACAGTGCAGTACGAGCACCAGTCCGTCCGCGACTTCGCGGCCGCCATGCAGCGCGGCGACACCGACACCGCCGAACGGATCATCAACGAGGTCGTCGAGCGGCACAAGCGCGGCGCCGCCGCCAAGGGCGAGCTGTCCGAGCTGTCCCGGGCGCACGCGTCCACCCCGCTCGACGGCAAGTAGCTCCGCCGGGGCGCCCCTCGACGCCTGCCAGCAACCCAGGGGCGCCCCGCCACCCATCCACCACGCAGCAGAAGGGCACACCCACATGACCACGGCCACCGCGCCCCCGGCAAGCCCGCCCCGGCCGCTCACCTTCGACGAGCGGCTCACGCTCGCCGCCCTCGCCATCGACGCCCGCATCACCACCCCGACCGTCGACCTCGACGACGTCATCCGGGTCCCCATCGACACCCAGCCGCCGGCGCCCAGCCCCTACAGCACGCCGCTTGCCGCCCTGCTGCACCGGGCCCGGCTCCGCATCGAGGCCGACGGCTGGTGCCGCGACGCGCTGTTCGACGAGACGGGCGCCGTCTGCCCGATCCGCGCCATCCGCCTCGAAGCCGACAGCCGCGGCCAGGCCGACGACGCCTGCGTGCTCCTCCTCGAAGCCATCCAGCGGCACTGGCACGCCGAGACCATCCCGTCCTGGAACGCCCGGCAGCCGTCCGTCGCACCCGTCCTGCTCGCATTCGAGCAGGCCGCCCACCTCGCCCACACCCGCAACCTCTGAAGGAGAACCGCATGTCCAAGCCCACCCGGCAGCTGCAGGAGTACGCCGACGAGAACCTGCGCCTTGCCGAGTTCCGGCGCGCCCAAGCCGCCCTGTACGAGAACGCGGCCCGCGAAGCCGTCGCCGGCATCCAGCACGAGACCCCGGAGTACCAGCGGTTCAACCAGGCCGTCATCGACGCCGGCCGCAAGCTGCCCAAGCGGCTCCGGTACCTCGCCAAGGGGGTCTGACCGTGGGCCTCTTCAACCGCAAGCAGCAGGAGGTCATCGCCACCGGCGCCGAAATCGACGCCGCCGCCAAGGCCCTCGCCTCCGGTGACGACCGCCTCGCCAACCAGCTGTGCGACAGGGCCGGAGAACACCGCCAGCGCGTTGCCGCGGCCATCCTCGCCGCCAGCATCGACTACACCCCGCAGAACTGAACCCCGTCCGCCACGCAGAAGGAGAAGCCAGTGAGCAATCTCCGCGAGACCGCGATCAACCTGCTCGTCGAATGCTCGCGGCTCGACCGCGCCGGCCGGGACTCCAGCAGCTTCTACCGCGAGCGTGTCCAGCCCGCCCTCACCGCGGCAGCCGCAGCAAGGCAGGCGGCCGGCATCTTCGCCGAAGCGGACCGCCGCTACGGCCAGTGGCTCATCGACAACGCCGGGCGGTAACCGAAGAGGCCGCCCGGGCCGGGCTCGACGGACAGCACCCGTGGCGTGCGGGCCAGGACCAGCCCCGGCGTTCAGGCGCCGGGGCTCTGTTGTGCGCACCCTGATGCACGAATGCGCGTTCGGGTTGCGTGACCGATTCAACTTTCTCCGCTGAACTGTGCAACCATGCCAGCCGTTTACGTGTCCTTCACACGTACATCAACATTCCCTGGGGGGACCATGAACCGCACCACCCGCATGCGCCTCGCCACCGCCATCACCGCGGTCACCATCGGAGCGCTCGGCCTCACCGGCTGCAACGGCGACGCCACCGTCAACGACAAGCCCAAGGCCAAGGCCTCGGCACCGGCCGACACCGGCGCCAGTCAGGGCGCCGCCCCCGCCGAAACCAGCGCCACACCCGACATCGCCAAGGTCGGCGACACCATCGGCCTCACCGGCTTCGAAGACGGCAAGCTCGACGTCACCGTCGTCAAGGTCGTCGACCCCGCCCAGCCCGGCGACGAGTTCACCGAACCGCAGAGCGGCAACCGCTTCGTCGGCATCCAGTTCCAGCTCGTCAACACCGGCGACAAGGCCTACAGCGACAGCCCCGCCAACGGCGCCCAGATCACCGACGAGCAGGGTCAGCAGTTCCAGCCCACCTTCGCCGACATCAGCGCCGGTCCGTCCATGTCCTCCGACGTTCGGCTCAAGCCCGGCGCCAAGGCCCTCGGCTGGATCACCTTCGAAGTCCCCAAGGGTGTCAAGCCCGCCACCGTTCAGTTCGCCATGAACAGCGGGATGGCCGACCAGACCGGCGAGTGGAAGCTCAAGTAGACCCACCCCAGGGAGAAGGCCCGGCGTGCTCACGCGCGCCGGGTCTTCCTGCAACAGGCGACACGCGCTGACCAGCCGACACTTGACAGATCATCTGCACCGAAGTCATGCTCTGCTCAAATAGCCTTCGTGCGCTTTGAGGCCCGCCACACTGGTGGGCCTTTCGTCATTTGCGGGGAGGTGAACGATGCTCCCCGGCTATGTCTCCGCCAAGGATGCCGCCTACTACGCGGGCGTGCCCGTAGGCACCATCTGGCGTTGGGCCTCTGAAGGCCGCATCAGCAAGACGGGCCGCGGGAAAGCCGCCGGCTACCGCGTGTTCGACCTGCCCAAGGCGCGCCGCGACGAGTGGACGCGCGAGCTGCTGGAACCCGGCAAGCCGCCACCCCTGCCCGACGGCGCCCGCGCCGCCTGACCGTCCCGCCGTCCGCCGCATCCCCCCGCCCGGACGGCGGGGCTCACCCTGGAGGCCGCCATGCCGACGAGCATCGCCGAGGGCAAGGACTGGTCCCTCCGCCTGTTCGAGCGCCATCTGCCGGACACCGTGTGCGACGTCGGGCCGGGCGAAGGCACCTACGCCAAGCTGCTCCGGCCCGTACACCACGGCGTGTGGTGGACGTGCATCGAGATCCACAAGCCGTACATCCGGCGCTATGGGCTGAAGAACGCGGCCAAGCGCAAGGACGTGTACGACGAGGTGCACAACCTCGACGCCCGGGAAGCCCCCGACCACCTCTTCTTCCGGGACCTCGTCATCTTCGGCGACGTCCTGGAACACATGCCCCGCGAGGACGCCGTCGCCCTGCTGCACAAGGCCGAAGCAGCCGGCGCGTGGAACATCCTCGTCAGCGTGCCCATCGTCGAAGCCCCGCAAGGTGAAGTCGACGGCAACCCCTACGAGGAGCACGTCCACCACTGGGACGCCGACGACATGGACGGAGTGCTCGCCCAGCTCGGCGGCCGCACCGAGTCGTACCGCGGCGACACGCTCGGCGTGTGGTGGTGGTCGCGTCGTGGCTGACCCCTACAACACGGAAGGTCCGCGCCGATGTCCCGCAGAAGGCTGACACTGAAGGACCTCGGCTACCGGGGCCCCACGCCGATCCCGGGGGCCGACATCGAGGTGATCGAGCGCAGCTCGCATGACGGCCCGCCCCACGTACTGCTTCCCAACGCTCTCCGCATCAACGGTGAGGACGTGGCTGTACCTGAAGGCGCGCGCGTCCAGGTGCATGACATCAGTGACAGCGAACTGGTGACCGTGACGCTGACTGTCTTCGCCCGCAGTCTCAGCGTGCGGCACGAGACCACGGCTGAATGAGCGGCGGCTGGCGGGGCTCGGATCGCAAGGCCCGTCTGCCGTCTGGCTGGGAGAAGATCCGGGCCCGCATCTTGGAACGCGATCCGGTCTGCGTTCTCTGTGGAGTGCGGCCGTCCAGGTTCTGCGATCACATCGTGGCCAAGGCCGACGACCACAGCGAGGCCGCCCTGCAAGGCGTGTGCGGGCCCTGCCACGACCAGAAGTCCAGCCGAGAAGGCAACGCCGCCCAGCGCGCCAAGCCGCGGCCCGGACGGCGCCGGCCGCCCGAGCAACACCCCGGACTGAGGTGACCATGCCACGCTACCTCATCGTCCACCCCCGCGACCAGAAGCGGGACGACGTCCTCGTCGAAGACCCCGCCCTCACCCTCACCTTCCAGGCCGGCTGGGCCGTCCTCGCCGACGACCGCGGCGTCTGCCTCGCCATCCCCAGCGAGCAAGGAGCATCCATCCAGCGGGTAGACGAGCAGCAGGAGCCCGCGCCGCAAGAGGAGTGATCCACTGTGGCAAGCAAGGGACGAGGAAGCCGAGGCAACGCAGCCACCCTCCGCAGGTACTGGACCAGCGGACCCGGCGCAGCCAAGATCCGATGGGGCACGCCAGGCGACTGGACCAGGTGCACCCGCCAGCTGCACAAGTACATGGGCGCCAGGGCCAAGGGCTACTGCCAGCTCCTGCATCGCAGGGCGACAGGCGTGTACACGGGGAGCAGAGCCAACGTCGGCAGGCGCAGGCGGTAGGCGCGCGGCGGCAGGCACGGCAGGCCACGGAGGGGAGCGTGGTCGGGGTGCTGCACGTCGTCCCCTTGGGTGACGCGGTGGATCATACGGCCGACGACGACTGTGTCTGTGGTCCAGCGCTCAAGCCGATCGCTGGTGAGGACGGGTCGCTCGTCTGGCTGATGGTGCACCACAGCCTGGACGGTCGCGAGCAGACCGAGAACGATCACTGAACCATGATCAAACCAGAAACGGACATAGGGGGCATACCCCCTTCCCCGTGATTCTTTCGGATCGGGGCCGTATAGCACCTGACTTCCTGTACGGGTTTCCTTGGCCCCGGGCCGGCCCGAACACGTGCTGTAACCGTGCTTGCCCTGGTGGCAGTTCGGCCGGCGCGAAGCAACTGCCCCCGCGCGCCCTGGTGGCGTGCCTGACCCTGGAGGTCGTCATGGGCACTCGTGGACCCATCCCGGAGCGCTCCGAAGCGCGCCGTCGCCGGAACAAGGACGACGGCCCGAAGCTCATCCAAGCCGCGGCCGGAGGGCCCGTCGATCTGCCTGAGCTTCCGGAGCCGGATCCGCTGTGGCACCCGATCGCTGCGGACTGGTATCTGTCGCTACGCGAGTCGGGGCAGGCAGCGTTCTACGAGCCGTCGGACTGGGCGATGGCCCGGTACGCGGCGGAGCTGATGTCCCGGGGGCTGTCGTCGGACCGGCCGCCGAACGGTCAGTACGTGAGCGCGCTGGACAGCGTGATGGCGCGCCTGCTGACCACGGAGGGGGACCGGCGCCGGGCCCGGATCGAGTTGGAGCGCAAGAAGCCCGGCCCGCAGCTGGCCGCGGTGAAGCCGCTGGATGCTTACCGTGACCTCGCCGGCGGCTGACGGGGAAGTTCCGGAGGTCGTCGAGCCGTTCACGATCGGGCCGACGTGGAAGCGGGGCCCGGACGGACGGTTCATCCTGCCCGAGTACACGTTGGGCTGGCACTGCCTGGCCTGGACCGCCACCTATCTGCAGCACTACGTCGGTAGGCCGTGGCAGTACACGCCGGAGCAGGCTCGGCTGACGCTGTGGTGGTACGCGATGGACCCGGTGACGAACCGGTTCTTGTGGCGGGACGGTGTGCTGCAGCGGCTGAAGGGCTGGGGCAAGGACCCGGTGAAGGCGACCTGGGCGGCGTTCGAGTTCGTCGGCCCGTGCCGGTTCGGCGGGATCGCCGAGGAGGGCAACGAGTGGGGTGTCCCGGCGGGGCAGCCGCTCGGTGTGCAGCATCCGGCGGCGTGGGTGCAGATCGCCGCGGTGTCGCAGGATCAGACCCGCAACACGATGACGCTCTTCCCGAGCATTTTCACGAAGCGGGCGATCGAGGAGTTCCGCATCGACCTCGGCAAGGAGATCATTTACGCGGACAAGGGCCGGGCCCGCATCGAGGCGGTGACGTCGTCGCCCCGCGCTCTCGAAGGTGGGCGGCCATCGGCCACCTTCATGGGAGAGACGCATCACTGGGTGGAGTCGAACGGCGGCCACGAGATGGCGGCCGTGATCGAACGGAACACGACCAAGTCGGCGGACGGGCAGGCGCGGACGCTGGCGGACACGAACGCCTACGAGCCGGGCGAGGACTCGGTGGCGGAGCGCACCCGGGAAGCGTTCGAGGCGGCGGAGGCCGGCCGGGCGGCGGACACGGGCCTGTTCTACGACTCGCTGGAGGCTCCGGCTGAGGCGAAGCTGACCGAGGCGTGGATCGTGCCGACGTTGAAGGCGGTCCGCGGGGATTCGGTGTGGCTGGACATCGACCGGTTGAAGGCTTCGATCCTCGACGTCCGTAATCCGCCGTCCCGTTCGCGCCGGTTCTGGTTCAACCAGATCGTCGCGGCGGAGGACGCGTTCCTCGCTCCGTATGAGTGGGACGCCTGCCGGGTGGAAGACGCCGGTCTGCAGCAGGGCGACGAGATCGTCCTTTTCTTCGACGGTTCCAAGTCGGATGACGCGACGGGCCTGGTGGCCAGCCGCATGTCGGATGGCTTCGTGACGGCACTCGGGGTGTGGCAGCGGCCGGCGAACTGGCCGTCGGACGTTCCGTGGCGGGTGCCGCGCGAGGAGGTCGACGGCACGGTGGATCAGGTGTTCGCGGACTACCGGCCGATCGCGTTCTTCGCCGACCCGGGTGCCGGCCACGATGACGCGGACGGCGAGCGCTACTGGGACGGCTACATCGACGCGTGGGCCCAGCGCTACGGCAAGAAGCTCAAGCTGAAGGCCGTGACGGGCGGAACGAACCGGCACGCGGTGCTGTGGGACATGCGTGATCGGCGCCACCAGCAGGCGTTCACGGAGGCAGTGGACCGCTTCTATCGGGACGTGCTGGAGCGGCAGCTAGCCCATGCCGGGCACCGGGTGCTGCGGCAGCACGTGGTGAACGCGAGGCGGCGCACGAACCAGTGGGGCTACACGATCGGCAAGGAGCACCGCGAGTCCGCCCGGAAGATCGACCTTGCGGTGTGTGCGATCGGGGCGCGGATGCTGCGCCGGATGGTCATGAACTCGACGGCGTGGTCGAAACGCGGCCGGCCCGGCAAGGGGAGGGTGGTGGTCCTCCGGTGAGCATGACCATTCCCGAGCTGCCTCTGCTGACGTTGTCGGACGACGAGCTGCAGCTGATGACGGCGCTGCGGTCGGATCTGCTGTCGCAGCGGTTCAAGCTGGAGCTGCTGGACGCCTACTTCAACGGCGAGCAGGTCATCCGTGACCTGGGGATCAGCATCCCGCCGCAGCTCAGGGGCCTGCACACGGTGATCGGCTGGCCGCGGATCGGTGTGGAGTCGCTCGAACGGCGACTGGACCTAGAGGCGGTGCGGTGGGCGGACGGCTCGGACGCCTCGGACCTGGAGGAGATCGCCGAGTCGAATGATCTGTACGACGAAGCGTCGCTGGCGCACCTGGACGCGCTGACCTACGGCCGCGAGTATGTGGCGGTCGGCTCAGGCGAGGGCGATGACCCACCGCTGATCACGTTCGAGTCGCCGCTGGACATGACGATGTTCTGGGACGCTCGGCTGCGGCTAGCGACGGCGGCGCTGCGGGAGTCGGTAGAGGACGGAACGCGGATCGCGACGCTGTATCTGCCTGACCAGACGGTGTACGCGGCCGAGGTGGATGGCGGCTGGGAGGTCTTCGACCGGGACGTTCACCGGCTGGGGATCGTGCCGGTGCTGCGGATGGCGAACCGGCAGCGGACCGCTGACCGGGTCGGCAGGAGCGAGATCACGCCCGAGGTCATGTCGATCACGGACGCGGCGTGCCGGCGTCTGATGGGTATCGAGGTGGCGGCGGAGTTCTTCGGCGCCCCGCAGCGCTACATCCTCGGTGCGTCCGAGTCGGCGTTCCAGGACGCGGAGGGCAACGCCAAGAGCGCCTGGGAGACGTACATCGGCCGGGTGCTGGCTCTGGAGCGGGACGAGGACGGCAACGTGCCGACCGTGGGTGCATTCACGGCCCACGATCCGTCCGGGCAGACGCGAATCATCGACCTGTACGCCCGGATCATGGCGTCGCAGTTGTCGGTCGCGCCGCACGTGCTCGGCTACAACAGCGACAACCCGGCAAGCGCCGACGCCATCCGTTACGCCGACAACGCCCAGGTGAAGAAGGCGGAGCGCTGCATCCGCCGCTTCTCTGCGACGCACCGGGACGCTCTGAGACTCGCACTGTGGTTCCGCGACGGTGAGCCGCCGGACAAGACCCGGCGGATCGAGACGGTGTGGCGCAACCCAGCGACGCCGACGATCGCCGCACAGACGGACGCCGCGGTCAAGCTCGTGCAGGCGGGCATCCTGCCGGCGGACGGCGACGTGGTCCTGGAGATGGCCGGCCTGACGGAGGACCAGCGGCGCCGGGTGGCGGCCGAGCGGCGCCGCAGCGCGGGAGCCGCGGCCGGAGGGCAGCTTATGGAGCGCCTGGCCGCGCTGAGCGAGTCGCGGGAGCTGCCGCCGGCGGCGGAGGTGACCGGTGGCGACGACGGTCTCGGACAGCAGTGACGACGCGGTCCGGTACCGGGCCGCGCAGATCGGCCTGACTCGCCTGCTCGTGCGTGATGTGCGGGGGCTGCGACGGCTGATCCTGCCGTCGCGGCTGCGGGAGACCGTGCCGGACTGGCTGGCGGCGATGAACCTGGTGGTCGCTCAGTACGCGCGGGTGTCGGCGACTGTGGCCGCGGACTTCTATGACGGGCAGCGGGAGGCCGCTGGCGTGCCGGGGGCGTTCACGGTGCCGCTAGCGGATCCGCCCCCCGAGCAGCAGACGGAGGCGTCGCTGCGGTGGGCGGTCAAGGACTTGTGGCCGCGTGAGTCGGAGGGGGCGACGCCGGCCCAGCTGCAGCCGATGGATGTCCGCCTGAACCAGGCGGAGAAGAAGGCCGAGCTGGTGGCGCAGAAGCTGGTGGCCGACACGGGCCGCGGCACCGTCCAGGAGGCGGTGCGGCAGGACCGGCAGGCCACCGCGTGGGCGCGTTCGGCGGCCCGTGGGGCGTGCGCGTTCTGCAAGCTGCTGGCCTCACGCGGCGCCGTGTTCAAGGAGGACACCGCCGACTTCCGGGCGCACGACGGCTGTCATTGCGGCGTGATCCCGGTGTTCCGCGGGCAACGGTTCGAGCCGTCCTCGCAGGCCCGCGAGTGGCAGCGCATCTACCGCGAGTACGCGCAGGGCCACTCCGGCGACCAGCTGCGCCTGTTCAGGCGGGCGCTGGCCGAGCACGACAGCAATCCGTTGCCGGGCTCGAACTGACCAACCCCTTGGCCGTCCTGGTGGCGGCCCTTCTCAGCCCCTGGAGGGCGACTTCACTATGCCTGAGAACGAGGAGACGACCGAGCAGGTCGAGACGGAGACGCAGCAGCCGGAGGCCGCCCCGGAGGCGGAGCCGGCGAAGACGGATCCGTGGGCGGACCCGGATGCGGCGCGCAAGGAGATCGAGAAGCTGCGCCGGGAGGCGGCCAAGTACCGCACGAAGGCCGGCGAGCTCGAGCCTCTCGCCCGTAGGGCGAAGGAGCTGGAGGACGCGCAGAAGTCGGAGCAGGAGCGGCTCGCCGAGCAGCTCCGCGCGGCGGAGGAGAGGGCCAAGGCGGTGCAGCAGCGTGCTGTGCGCGCGGAGGTGCGGGCTCTGGCGGCGGGTGAGTTCGCCGACCCGGACGATGCGCACGCCTTCCTGAACCTCGACGCGTTCGTCGACGACGACGGTGACATCGACACCGACGGCATCCGCAAGGAGCTGGCTGAGCTGCTGAAGCGTAAGCCGCACCTGGCCCGCCAGGTCGACAACTCGCCTCGCTCGCCCCGCCCGGATCGGACGCAGGGCTCCTCGGGCAACGGCAACCGTTCATCTTCCGATCCCGGCGCGATCTTCGCGGGGATCATGAACCAGGCCCTGAAGGGCCGCTGAGAGGAAGCCCTCCATGGCAACCGAACCGATCAAGCTGAGCGACGTCGACGCGACGTTCCTCCCCCCGACCCTGACCGGCCCGATCTTCGAGAAGTCCGTCGAGCAGTCCGCGGTCATGTCGCTGGCGCGCCGGGTGCCGCTCTCCATGAGCGCAAACACGGCGGTGCCGGTGCCGCTGGACGTGCCGACCGCGGACTGGGTCGAGCAGGCCGGCCGTAAGCCGCTGAGCTCCGGCGGCGTCGGCATCAAGCAGATGTCCGGGAAGAAGATCGCTGTCCTGATCCCGGTGGCGATGGAGGTCGTGCAGTCCAATGCGGCGGGCCTGTGGACCCAGCTGCAGTCGGACCTGCCGACCGCGTTCGCCCGGGCCTTCGACATGGCGGCGATCCACGGCCGCACCATGAAGGGGGCGACCGGCCCGTTCCCGGACTACCTGGCCGACACGTCCAAGTCGGTCGCGCTGGGCACCGCCACGCAGGCCAACGGCGGCATCTGGGGCGACTTCGTCGCCGGTATGGGCGAGGTCGTCGACGACGACTGGGACTACACCGGCACGGTCGCCGACCACCGGCTGAAGACGCGCCTGCTGGGCGCGACGGACACGACGGGCCGACCGATCCTCGTCGACACCACGCAGCCGGGCACGGGTGCGGCGCTGGCGGGCACGCTGGTGGGCGAGCCGATCGCCTACTCGCGGAGCGTCTCCGGCAAGCTGCGCCGCCAGTCGGGCAGCGTCGACTCGGGCCTGCGGGCGATCGGCGGTGACTGGTCCCAGGCGGCGTTCGGCGTGGGTATGGACATCACGGTCCGTATCTCCCGCGAGGCGACGTACATCGACGAGGACAACACCGTCCACTCCGCGTTCCAGGAGAACCTGGTGCTGCTGCTGGCGGAGGCGTACTACGGGTTCGTCCTGGGCGACGCGGAGGCCTTCGTGAAGTTCACCGGCACGCCGAGCGGCTCCTGATGGGGGCGGTCCCGGCTTCCGCGCCGGGCGGGACCGCGCTCAGGATCGTGGCCCGCGTGCATCTCATGCCGCCGCAGCACAATGCCGGGGCCGAGCACATGCTCGTCTCGATGCTGCGGCCCTTGGTGGAGCGCGGGCACGACGTCACGGTGTGGCTGTCCCGGTACGGGAAGGCGAACAAGGTCTACGAGTACCGGGGCATCCGCGTGGTGCCGCTGGAGGCCCGCCTGGACTTTCCGACGGCGGTCCGGAAGGCGGACGTCCTCCTCTCTCACCTGGAGTGCGTGCCGTCCACCAGCGCGCTGGCCCGCGGCTACGGCAAGCCGCTGATCGTGATCTGCCACAACACGCACCGGCCCACATTCCGCGACATGGCCGCGGGCGGGACGGCCCTGGCGGTCTACAACAGCCGGTGGATGGAGCGGGAGGCGGAGCTGTTCTTCGCCGAGTACCCGAAGGCCGTCCGGCCGGCTTCGTCGCTGGTGGTGCGGCCGCCCGTGTTCGCGGGCGAGTACGCGACGCGGCCCGGCAAGGCCATCACGCTGATCAATTGCAACGAGGCCAAGGGCGGGAAGGTGCTCGCTGCTTTGGCCCGCCGCATGCCCGACCAGCAGTTCCTCGCTGTTCGCGGCGCCTACGGCGAGCAGGTCCTCCCCGCGGACCTGCCGAACGTCGAGGTCGTCGATCATGTCGAGGGCTCGGACATGCGGGAGCGGGTGTATGGCCGCACGCGGGTGCTGCTGATGCCGTCCTCGTATGAGTCGTGGGGGCGGGTCGGGGTGGAGGCGCTCGCTTCGGGCATCCCGGTGGTGGCGCACCCCACCCCGGGCCTGTGCGAGTCGCTCGGCGAGGCCGGCATCTTCGTCGATCGCAGCGATCTGGACGGCTACGAGGCGGTGCTGCGCAAGCTGTTGCAGCCCGCCGAGTACCGGCTGGCGTCGAAGCGGGCCCGGGCCCGGTCCGCGGAGCTGGATCCGACTGACGAGCTGGCCGCCTGGTGCGATGCCGTGGAGGCCCTGGCCTAGGAGGTCATCGTGGCGTTCGTGCCCCCTACTGCCGCCCAGCTCGGGTTGTTCCTTGCACTGTCGGAGATCGACGGGGACCGGGCGGATCTGCTGATCCAGCAGGCGATCGCGCTGGCGGAAACGGTGGTGAAGCCGCTTCCGGACCAGGCCACGGCGGTGGTCCTGTCGGTGGCGGGCCGCGCCTACGTGAATCCGCAGCAGGTGTCCTACGAGACGATCGGCCCCATGTCGGTGCAGCGCCCCCAGGGATCTGGGGGGCTGTATCTGACGAAGTCCGACAAGAGCGCGCTCAAGAGCCTCGCGGGCCGGGGCGGCGCGTTCACTGTGGACCCGACGCCGGCCGCGGCCGATCCGTCCCCGACGTATCCGGTCGACGACGACTACGGGCCGCCGCTCGAATGGGAGCCGGGTTGGGGGTGGGTGTAGATGCCCGCTCCGGCGCCGTATCCCTTCGGGGAGACGGTTATGCGCCTGCGGCGCGGCCCGTCCCCTGGGCGGGATAGCCGCGGGCAGCCGATCCCCGGCCCACTCGAAGAGACTCCGGTCGCTGGAGTGGTGGTGGCGCCGCGGCAGGAGTCGCCGCAGGTTGGCGGCCCGGATCAGCAGGCGCGGGACACCGTGGTCGTCGGCTGGACCGTGTACGACCCTACTGGCACGGACTGGCGGACCACCGATCAGGTGAAGATCCGTGGCGTGGTCTGCGAGATCACCGGCGAGCCGGGTGACTGGGGCCGCAGCCCCTTCACCGGTACCCGCGGTGTCGTCCAGTTCGCCGCGGACCGGGTGTCCGGCTGAGGAGGTGCTGTGGCTGCCCGTTTCAAGATGAACCGCAGGGGCGTGGGTCAGCTGCTCCGGTCGGAGATGATCCGGGCGGAGATGGTGCGGCGCGCTGAGGTCATCAAGTCGACCGCCGTGTCGCTGTCCCCGGTGGGTGGCAGCGGTGATCCGAATCCCGGCCGGTACAAGGCCAGCTGGGAGGTTTCCAGCACTACGCGGGGTGGCCGGCGCCGGAACCGCGCGGTGGCCTACGTGCGGAACACGGCCTACTACGCCCGCTGGGTGGAGTACGGCACGGAGCGGGTCCCGGCCCATCACGTGTTGCTGCGTGCCGCGCAGAGAGGCGGTGGCTGATGGCCGCGGTCGGCTCGGTCGACGTCGAGCTGGAGGTCATGGTCTGGCTGCGCGCCCACTTGGGCGAGGACGTTGTGGTGCGGGACGAGCTCGACAACAACCTGCTCGACGAGCTGCCGACGGTTCAGGTGCAGCGCCTGCCCGGCGGTGGCGACGACGGTATCCGCCTGGACCGGGCGCTTGTCGACGTGGATGTCTACGCCGCGACCCGGGCTGACGCGATCTCCCTGTCGGCGACGATCCGGGGGCTACTGCTGGGGGGCCTGCGCGGCAGCAGCACCGCCCAGGCTGTGTTCGGGCGCGTCGCCACTGTCAGCGCCCCGGGCGTGCGCCCCTACGAGAACACCGGGCTCCGCCGCGTCGGAGCCACCTACGAGATCTTCTGTCACCCGGTCTCCTGACCGGCCTGTGGGCCCGCGCCGGACCCTGTAACCCTGACCCCGCCGCACGCGGGGTCTTCGCATATCTGGAGACCTCATGGTTTCGATCACCCGCGCGGCGGACCTGCTGGAAGTCGGCGCGAACGGCGGCGGCTGGGTGGCCCCGCTGGGCACCGCCTCGCCCGGCGACCCGAACATCCAGCCGCTCGCGCCGTGGGAGCCGCTCGGCGCGATCAGCGACGACGGCCTGGTGCAGGGCTTCGAGGAGGACACGCAGTCCTTCACGCCGTGGGGCTACACCGCCCCGATCCGCACCACCATCACCAGCTCGCTGCGCACGTTCGGCCTGACGGTGTGGGAGACGGGCCGCACGACCGTGCAGTCGCTGCAGTACCGCATCGACACGGCGGACCTGGCCCCGACCGGCGGTCTGACGACGTTCGCGGAGACCGCGAGCCCCGTTCCGGACCGGCGCGCGTTCTGGTTCGTCGTCCTGGACGGCGACAACTTCCAGCGCGGCTTCTACGTCCCGGAGGGCGAGATCACCGAACGCTCGGACGTGTCCCACAAGCAGGACGAAGTCGCGGGCTACGAATGGACGATCACGGCTTACCCCGACAGCGCCGGCAACACGGTCTACCACTTCGACCGCCTCCCGGCGACGGCCGAGTACACCGGCTCCTGAGCTGGTGGACGGGCCGCCACCCTGGCGCGGGCCCGGCCCGTCCACCTCCCCCCTTTGCCCGCGCCGCTTGACAGAAGGAGGCCCGCGCCATGCCCGCCACCAAGGACCAGATCGAAGCCGCCCGTGCCCAGGAGATGGAGGTCGACACGGAGGGCGAGTACCTCACCGTGCCGCTCGCCGGATTCGACGGCGTCACCAAGGACGTTCGGGTGCTGCCCGCCAGCCGGTGGAGGGCCTCGGCGATCCGCGCCCTGAACAGCGGCAACATCGATGGCTTCATGGAGATCGTGCTCCACGAGGACGACTACGAGATCTTCGAGGAGCTCGACCCGACGACGGACGGGATCGGAAAGTTCGCCGAGGAGGCGTCGCGCCGGTCCGGGGAGGCCCTGGGAAAGTCCAGTGGACGTATCAGGTCTGGGAACGGTACGCGGAAGAGCTAGAGGACGACCTGCTACCCAAGGTCGACCTGCTCGATCTGCACCGCGGCCGCCTGTCATGGCGGCGTCTGCGTGTCCTCATAGAGGGCCTGCCGCCAGATTCCCGGACACTGACGGCGATGCGGAATGACACGCCGGCTGAGGAACTCTCCGACCAGGCGGAGAAGGGCGAGCCGGAGAAGGGCCGCTGGTCCCAGCAGGAGCAACTGCTGGCGCTCATTGCCGACAGGGTCGCGCGCCTCGAGTGGGTTCTGCTGTGCGTCAACATCGACAAGAAGTCGAAGCGACCGGATCCGCCGGAGCCGATCCGCCGCCCGGGCGCAGCGCCCCGCAAGAAGAAGCCGAAGCTCAACGAGAACAGCGCCAACCGGCTGTTCCAGCTCATTCAGGGGGGCGCCGAGTAGCGCCACGGGGGAGGTGCCGTGGCCGCAATCAGTGTGGGTTCCGTCGAGGTCGACGTTGTCCCCAACGCCCGCGGTATCCGTTCCCGGCTGCAGGCCGGGTTGGTGCCGGCCGCGGACCAGGTCGGCGACGAGATGGGGCGGCTCATCGGCCGCCACATCTCCACACAGATCGCACAGGCCATCCGCAACGGTGTGACCGCGGGCGGGCGCACGGCCACGCCGTCGGCCGCCCGCTCCGGCGAGCAGGCCGGCGGTGCGTTTGGCCGGACGTTCCGCACGCGCGTGCAGGCTGCCATGCAGAATCTGCCGCGTGCGGACGTGCGCATCGACGAGACCGGCTTCAACGCGGACATGGCCCGACTGAGGGCCCGTCTGGAGACGCTGTCAAACAAGCGGATCGGTGTCGATGTCGATGCGGCGACCGCGCTGGCTGAGGTCGAGCGGCTGCAGCAGCAGCTGCGCCGTCTCGGGGCCGAGCACCCGGACGTCAACGTGCGCGTCGACACGGGCCAGGCCATCGCCGAGCTGGAGGCTCTGCGGGCGGAGATCAACCGCCTCGACGGCCGCACGGCGAAGGTCGACGTCGACACCCGCTCGGCGTCGGCGAATCTGAACCTGCTGACAACGGCGGCGCTCGCCTTCGGCCCGGCGATCATCCCGGCTTTGCCGGTGGTGGCGGCCGGGCTGGGGGCCATTGCCGCGGCGGCCTCGGCTGCTGCGGTCGGCGTCGGCTCTATCGCCCTGGTGGCTGTGCCCGCCTTCGTCCAGATGAGCAAGGTCATGCAGGCGCAGAAGGCCGCCCAGGACGCGGCGACGAACGCCGCGTTGAAGGGCGGGCAGGCTGCCTCGCAGGCGGCCTCGCGTTCGCTGCAGATGGCAGGCGCCCAGCAGGCGCTGGCGACCGCGCACCGCAACGCGGCCCGGCAGATCGCCCAGGCGGAGCAGGGTGTATCGGACGCGGTGCGGTCCGCCGCGGAGGCCAACCGGCGGGCCAAGCAGAGCCTCGCCGACGCGGTGCAGCAGGCCGCGGATCGGCAGCGGCAGGCCGCCGAGCAGGTCCGCCGCGCTGAGGAGTCGCTGGCGGACGCTCAGCGTGCCGCGCGCCAGGCCCAGCAGGATCTGACCCAAGCGCGCCGCGACGCTGCGCAGGAACTCGCCGATCTTGAGACGCGCCTCGCCAATGCCCAGTTGTCCGAGCGGGACGCTGTGCTGTCCGTGCAGGAGGCTCGGGACCGGCTGCGCGCCGTGCAGGCGGCGGGGTCGAAGGCGTCTCTGCTGGAGCAGCAGCGCGCCCAGCTCGCCTACGACCAGGCGGTGCAGCGCCTCAAGGAGCAGCAGGCCGAGACCAAGAGCCTGACGTCGCAGAAGGAGGCCGCCGACAAGGCCGGCGTCGAGGGCTCCAAGACGGTGCAGGATGCCCAGGAGCGACTGCGGCAGGCCGACAAGGCGGTCGCCGACCAGCAGCAGGAGCTGGCCCAGGCGCGACAGGCTGCTGCTCGCCAGCAGGTCGAGGCTCAGCAGACGGTGGCCGAGGCGCAACGGAACGTCGCCCGCACCCAGGAGGATGGGGCTCGCGCTGTAGCCCGCGCGCAGGAACAACTGGCCTCCGCGCAGCAGTCCGCAGCAGATTCGATCGCTTCCGCGCAGCGGGGGATAGCCTCCGCATCGCTGCAGGCGGCCGACGGCGTCGATCAGGCTGCCATCGCGCAGGCCAAGTACCAGCAGGAGCTGGCGAAGCTCACTCCGGCAGCCCGGGACACCTTGAACGCCTTCACGGGACTGAAGACCGCGTTCGGCGACTGGTCGAAGGCGCTGCAGCCTGCCGTGATGCCCATCTTCACGCGGGCGCTGAACGGCATGCGTCGTGCCCTGCCCGGGTTGACGCCCTTCGTCCTGCAGGCCGCAGGCGCCATCCAGACGCTGATGGACAAGGCGTCCGCCGAGTTCAAGCAGCCGTTCTGGCAGGAGTTCAAAGACGACCTGGTGACGTCAGTGAGGCCTGCCATCATCGGCCTCGGAGTGGCGTTCGGCAACGTCTTCAAGGGCATGGCAGGGGTGATCGGCGCCTTCCTGCCGCACATGGACTCCATCAGTGGGCGCATGCAGAACCTGACGGCTCGCTTCGCTGCGTGGGGTGCGAACCTGAAGGGCAGCCCGGAATTCGAGCGGTTCTTGGGCTACTCGGCCGAGATGGCGCCGAAGCTGTGGGACGCGCTGAGGCAGGTCGCGTCCGCGGTTCTGTCGATCGCGCAGGCCATGGCTCCGCTGAGCAGTATCGCGCTGCAGGTCCTCGGCGACTTCGCCAGCGGGGTGAACTGGCTGGCCACGCACATGCCGTGGCTGGTGCAGGGCATCTACGCCGTGATCATCGCCCTGAACGCCTGGAAGCTGGGCGTGCTGGCGTGGGCGGCGGCGCAGCGCATCGCAAACGTCGCGATGATCGCCTTCAACGTCATCTCCAAGGCAGGCCCGTGGGGCTGGATCGCCCTGGCGATTGCTGCTGTCGTGGCCGCAGTGATCTACCTGTACAAGAACGTGGACTGGTTCCGCAACGCGGTGCAGGCCGTGTGGGAGAAGATCGTCAGTGCTGGCGTGGCGGTCCGGGACTGGTTCGCCGGCCCGTTCGCGACCTTCTTCACGCGGACCATTCCCGCCGTTTTCCGGTCGCTGCTCAGCTGGGTGGCCAGGAACTGGCCCTGGATCCTCGGGGCCCTGACGGGGCCGATCGGGCTCTCGGTCGTGGCCATCATCAAGCTCTGGGGGCAGATCAGCGCAGGTGTGGCCGAGGCGTGGGGGTGGATCAAGACTCGCGTCCTGTTCCCCATCCGGGACTTCTTCACGAAGACGGTGCCCGGCTGGGCGGACACCCTGAAGGGCAAGTTGGTCGGCTCCTTCGATGCTGCCCGCGAGGGCATCAAGACCGCCTGGGACAAGATCAAGAAGATCGCTCGCGACCCGATCCAGTACGTCGTCGACATCGTCTACAACAAGGGCATCGTCGGCGTCTGGAACAAGATCGCAGGCGCATTCGGGGCCCCCAAGCTGGCGGAGTTCAAATTCGCCAGCGGCGGCGTCATGCCGGGCTACACGCCGGGCCGGGACGTACACCGGTTCGTGTCCCCGACCGGTGGCGCGCTCGAACTCAGCGGCGGCGAGGCCATCATGCGGCCCGAGTTCACCCGCGCGGTGGGCGCCGGCTTCGTCCACACGATGAACGCCGTCGCTCGCTCCCGCGGCACCGAAGGCGTCAAGGCGGCGCTGGCGCCCGTCTTCGGCGGCAACCCCAACACGCCTACCGACCGGTCGCTGCGCTACTCGGGCGGCGGTGTCGTGCAGCGCTTCGCTGACGGCGGCATCTTCGGGTGGATCGGCAAGGGCCTTAGCGCGGTGGCCGGCGCGGGATCCGCCGCCTGGAACAAGATCAAGGAAGGGGCGGCATGGCTGGGTGACACCATCGAGGCATCCGCGCGAGCGGGCGTGACGCATGTCGTCGACCCGCTGCTGAAGTCCTTTCCCGGCATGGATACCGGCATCGGCAAGATGATCCGCCGGATCCCCACGCGGATCATCGACGCACTGTTCGGCTACAGCAAGGAGGCCGACAGCAAGGGCGCGGGCGGCGTCGGGGGGCCGCGGATCCAGGCCGCGTTGAAGTGGGCCAAGACGCAGAACGGCTTGCCGTACCAGTGGGCTGGCAACGGCAACCCGTCCTGGGACTGCAGCGGATTCCTCAGCGCCATCGAGTCCGTCATCCGAGGTCAGAAGCCCCACCGGCGCTGGGCGACGATGGCGTTCTCCGGCAAGACGGCACCTCCCGGCTGGGTGTACCACGGCAACTCGCCGTTCCGCATCGGCATCACCAACGCCGGTGTAGGGCACACCGCGGGCACCCTCGGCGGCGTCAACGTCGAGTCGAGGGGCGGTGACGGCGTCATCGTCGGCAGCCGGGCCCGCAGCTACAAGGACAAGCTGTTCACCTCGTGGTACGGCTTCGAGCCCGGTAAGTACGACAGTGGGGGCTACCTGCAGCCGGGCCTCAACTTGGCCTACAACGGGACGGGGCGGCCCGAGCCCGTCTTCACCACAGCCCAGGCCAACGCGCTGACGACTCTCGCCGGCCGGGGTACCGCGGCCGGGCCTGCGCGCTTCGAGGGCGACCTCTACCTCGACTCCGGCGAGTTCCTCGGCCGGGTGCGGGGCGAGGCGCAGCAGGTCGTCGTCGAGAACAACCGGCAGATCATGACGGCTCTAGGCGCACGGCCGAGGGGGTGACCTGTGGCGATCCCCGGGAACTTCCTCAGCCAGACGACGGAGGCTGTCGACCCGAACGCCTCCGGCTGGGCGGCGAAGCTGAATTGCTCGCTCAGCCTGGGGTCGGGTGGCCGGAACGGTGACGGCTGCGTCACCATGCGGTCGACGGCGGCTGGGGAGATGCAGGCCCGCACCTACTCCTCGTATGGGGTGCAGCCGGGTGAGACGTACTGGGTGTTCGCGGATGCCAGCAGCGCGACGCTCCCGGAGCGGATCGGGATCCGCTGGCTGTCCGCGACCGGCGCGGAGGTGTCCGTCACCTGGTCGCTGACGACGACTGCCGCGTCGGCGACGTGGCATCGCATCTCGGTCGGTGGCCAGGCCCCGGCGACTGCGGCCCGCGCCCAGGTGCTGGTGTCGGCCACCGCCACGGCCGGCAACCAGACCGTCTTCTTCGAGAACGTGTACCTCGGCTATCCGCTGCGCTTCGCGGGGAACTTGCTGTCCTTCGACGCGGAGCAGCAGGAGATCACTGGCACGTCGTGGGCGGTCGAGGCCAACGGCACGCTCAGCCGGTCGGCGCCGCCTGTGTCCTGGCCGGCCACCTGGTACTACTCCGGTGGCGAGACCCTCACGCTCACCGTCACCGCGAACGGCAACGCATCTGCCTTGTGCACGGAGCGGCCGGCCGTTACCCCGGGGGTGGAGTACCTGGGGTATGCCTACCTCAACCCGCCCACGAGCGCCTCGACGTGCTGGGTGGAGTTGCGCTTCTACGACAGTGGCGGGGCGCAGATCCAGGCGATTCGGTCGACGCTGGCCGCCCCAGGCACGGGCTGGTACCGGCAGATCGCGTCTGCGGTCGCCCCAGCGGGGGCAGCCTCGGCATCGCTGGCTGTGGGGATCACCTCGGCGACGGCCGGGCAGGTGATGCGCACGGAGGGCGCCGTCGTCAAGGTGCGCACCGCGGCGCCCACCAGCAGCGCCCAGAACACGAACCTGGTCAGCTACGCGGACTCCAACTTCGAGCAGGGCATCGGCCAGTGGACGACGGTGTCCGGGGTGGCAACGCTGGCCCGGTCGACGCCGTGGGGCGCGCTCTCCTTCGAGCAGGCGTACAGCCTGACCGTCACCAGCAGCACCGCGGCCGCGAGCACGATCCGCTCCGGTATCTACCGGGTGACGCCCGGGATGAACCACCGGGTGAAGGCGACGTTCAGGCGTACTGCGGGCGGCTGGAGCATGGTGGCCTCGGTGCGCTGGCTGGACGCCTCCAACGGGCTGATCAGCACCAGTACCTCGTCGAGCGTCGCGATCCCCAGCGACGGCCTCTGGTACACCCTGGCATTCGATTTCACGGCACCGGCGGGCGCCGTGTCGGCGCAGGTCGACTACGTGCTGACGGCGACGGCAGCGAGCAGTGTCCTGCAGGTCGACAGCGTCACTCTGTACCAGGTGCTGCCGCAGTCGACGCTGACGGTCGACAACGGGTCGGCGTCGGCCACGCTCGTCATGCGGGAGATCGACACCAGCCGTGTGATGACCGTCTACCGCATCCTCGCGGACGGCTCGCGGACGCTGGTGCGGGGGGCGTCGGGGCTGCTGGATCGGGTGTCCCCGGCGGACGACACGATGATCGTCACCGACTACGAGGCGCCGCTCGGCGTCCCGTTCTCGTACCGGATCGAGATGTACTCCACGTCGACGGGCCTGCTGACCGAGTACCGGCGGACGGCGACGGTCACCATCGATGCGGGCGACCCCAGCTATGTGTGGCTGAAGGACCCGCTCCGACCGCTGGTCAACATGCGCGTGCTGGTCGCGCGGGCCCCGGACTGGCAGCAGCCGATCGAGCAGCAGGTGTACCGCGTCCGCGGCCGGCAGGCCCCGGTCGTCCTGTCGGGGGTGCGCTCCGGCCGGGAGGGCTCGCTGGTCGTATGGACGCAGAGCGACGAGGAGCGGGAGGCGCTGAGGTTCCTTCTGGCCACCGGCAATGTGCTGCTGTGGCAGTCGGCGCCCGGGATGGGTGAGTCCGACGTGTACGTCGCGGTCGGCGAGACCGCGGCCCCTCGGATCACTACCTACGCGCCTGAGCCGTGGCGGGAGTGGACGCTGCCACTCGTCGAGGTGGACCGCCCGACTGGCGGCATGGCCGGCTCGCCGACGTGGACGGTGCGCGACGTCAGTATCGAGAACGCGACCGTGCTGGGGCTGCTCGGCCGCTACGCGACCGTGCTGGACCTGGCCCTGAACCAGCGCGCCGACGGCTGAGAGGGGGCGCTCGTGTACCCGGTGCCCTCCGCTCGGTTCCTGCCCGCCTTGCGGGAGTCGCACGTCCCGTACACGCAGGTGCAGCTGATGCGCACCGACGGCGTCGTCGTCGACCTGCCGCACATGGACGGCCAGGTAGGGGTGGACCGCGGCAGCTCGGTGCGCCGCACCTGCAGTGTGACGGTCCCGGACGTGAGCCTGCTGCCGATGACGCCGACGGATCAGCTCGCCGTGTACGGGGCGCGGCTGCGGATCCGCAGCGGCATCATCTACGGCGACGGCACGGTGGAGGCGGTGCCGCTCGGGTTGTTCCGTATCGACCGGATCAGCGGCGACCCGGCTGTCGGCCCAGTCACCATCGAGGGCAGCGGCCTGGAAGCGGTGATCGCTGACGACAAGTTCCTCACCCCGTACACCACCCGCGGCGGCACGGCGGCGGTCACGGCGATCACCGGTCTGATCCAGGACAGCATCCCCGACGCGGTCGTCGTCAACATGGCCAGCGACGCCACGATCGGCACCCGCACCTGGGATGTGCAGGGCGACCGGTGGGCGGCCGTGCAGGAGTGCGCGACCGCGATCGGCGCCGAGGTGTACGCGGACGCGGACGGGCAGTTCGTCATCGCCGAGCTGCCCGACATGCTCACCGCGCCCGTCGCCTGGGACGTCGACGCAGGGGCGACCGGCGTCCTCATCTCCGCCAACCGGGCGTTCAGCAGGGACGGCATGTACAACGTGGTCGTCGCCTCGGGTGAGAACTCGGAGGACAACGCCCCGCTGGTGACGGCGACCGCCTTCGACACCGACCCGACCAGCCCCACCTACGTCGGCGGCCCGTTCGGCAGGGTGCCGAAGTTCTACAGCTCCGCCACCCTCATCAACACCTCGTTGGCTCAGGGCGCTGCGAACAAGTTGCTGCGGGACGCCCTGAAACCGAACGCCACCGTCACCCTCACCAGCCTGCCCAACCCGTGCCTCGAACCCGGGGACGTCCTGCGCGTCACCTACGAGGACGGCCGCCGGGAGCTGCAGCAGGTGCAGAGCTTCACCATCTCGCTCGGCCTGGACTCCATCACCATCCAGACCATCGGCGGAAAGCAGGACACCTGATGACCGACGGGTTCTCTCTCGCCCAGGCCGTCACCGAGGCGTCCCGCCAGGCGGCGAGCACCGACCCCGGGGTGCGCCGGGCCGAGGTCCGCTCCGGCACCGTCACCGCAGTGGGCGTGACCCCCGGCACCGTCGACGTCGGCGCCATCCGCGCCCGCCGCCTGGAAACCTACCTGTCTCCCACGGTCGGCGACCAGGTGCTGCTGGTGCAGTCCGGCAGCGGCAGCTGGTGGGCGGCCGGCCGGACCGCGTCCACGACGGCGCCACTGGGTGTACCCCGCCACGTGTACAAGACCACCAACACCGACCGCACTTCGTCGACCCTCACCGACGACCCCGAGCTGACCATGCAGCTCGACGCCAACGCCGTCTACCGGATCGAGTTCCACCTGCTCCACGCCGCGGTCAACGCCGCCCGTTTCCGGACCGCGTGGACGGTGCCGGCGGGGGCTGTCGGCACACGATCGGCCCTCGGCCCCGACCAGGGCGTGATCCTGTCCGCTACTTCGTCCGGCGGGCAAGGCCGGTACGGCGTCCACGCCTACAGCACGGCCTGCATCTACGGCAGCCGCGACGACAACACCTTGCTCTGCTACTCCATCGAGACCAGCACGGTCATCACCTCGGCGGCTGGCACGTGCGCCCTGCAGTGGGCGCAGCAGACCGCCAGTGCGACCGCGAGCCGTCTGGCGCAGGGCTCTTTCATGCAGGTCACCCGCATCGCATAGCGCATAGAGAGGGGGCCGCGTGCCCACCACAGACAGCTACGGGCAAGGCTTCACCGGCCTCGACTATGGCGACGTCCCCGACCTGAAAGTGCTGAGCGACGGCCTGCTGAAGATCGCGGGCCAGAGCGTGATGCGGTTCGCGAACGCCTCGGCCCGCAACGCGACCCTCACCTCCCCGGTCGCGGGGATGACGGCGTGGCTTATTAGCGAGAGGCTGCTCACCGTCTACGACGGCGGCGCGTGGGTGGCGATCGCCTCCGGCACGCAGGCGTGGACGACCGTGCCGCTCGCGGCCGGCTACAGCCACAACGGCAACTCGAACGGCAACTTCCAGTACCGGCGCGTCAACATGTTCGGCGAGGACACGCTGATGTTCCGGGGCGCCGTCGGCGTCACCTACTCCGGGACGACCATCCCCAACGGGGGCATCCTCAACTCCAGCGCCTTGCCCACCGCGGCGCGGCCGACCGCGTTGCGCACCGTCGTCATCCCTTGCTCTGACGCCTCCTCAGCCCGCATCACCTTGAAGCTCGACGTGCAGACCGATGGTTACCTGCGAGTGGTCGGCACCGGCAACCAGCCTGAAGGCGTCGTCACGCCGCCGTGGATCGGCTTCAACGGCACTCTCGTCAGCCTCTGACCCGCACACACCCC